CATAAAAAAATAACCCCCCGAATATCTCGGGGGTCGTAAACCTTAGAAAATAAAGCAATTAACTAGGTATTCATCTTCTATCCATTGTTGAGCGGTAGGTGAACCAATTCTACTCCAACCGCCTTTTTTCTCATATACGTATACCTCTGTACCTCGTGGTAGAAACTCTTTATCCTTACTATCAACGTTCGGTTCCGTCTCTACTTGATAGTCAAGGCTTAAGAATCCGCGGTAATAAGGGCGTTCCCTATTTGCTAGTTCGGTATAAGTATTTAAAATATCAACCTCGGCGGTATTGGATGTTACGCCTTGTTCAACATCTTTCTTGAATTGCTCCTTAGTGATTCCCCATTTTGCCAAATAAGGATAAGGGTCAACATGGTCTGAAAAGTTGTTAGGTTGATTATTCGTGCAATAATAGTGCGTTTTAATACCTTCTAATGAGTCAGTATCAACCGTGATAGGTATTCCACCTTGATTTGCTAAATCTCTTAGTAACTGAATATAAATCTCATAGTCAGTTCTAAATTCTTCATAAGTCTGATGACTTTCTATAAGTTCGACTGCTGCGAATGTTTCATTATTCCAATCTCCGCCAACATCCCACGCCCCTTGACCTACGTAAGCTGTTTGATATACCTTACCATTACCAACAACGTGTGTATAAAAGCCACTATTTAGATCTTTATTTCTCATGTAAGTAGCTTCTCCACTAGCTTTACTAGTAGGATTTCCAGTTGAGTGTGCGTGAATTTGTCGATAAGGCGCCACGCCAACCTGTGGGGTTTGTCTTAAGTAAGTAGTATCTTCAGCATAAGTCGTGTTTGTTTCCTCCTGCGTATAGTCAATTTGCGGTCTTATCCAACCTATCACACCAGTAAAATCACGTTCGTTATATCGTGCTGGGCCTCCTACAGTTAGTGCATCCGCATTACCGTCAATGTTCTGTTCAATTGTCTTAATCGTATATCCGTCACTATCTTCAATAACTACTCCAGTATGACCAAACTGATGTGACGGAACTTCCATTACAAAGATATCTCCAGCCTTAGGATTAACTCCTGGTGCATTATATATAACCTGTAAGCCTTGTTCTTTTGCATTATCCAGTAAATCAATAGCGTTTCCGAATAGTCGTATCTTCCAAAAAGTCCATAAGTAGTAGTTTATCCAGTCCACACATTGACTTCCATAGTATCCGTCAAAATCATGAAGTTTGTTAACTTCTGACTTTAGAAAATCTAGTATTTTTTTAAGCAATACCATTATTTATCCTCCGTTTTTGTAATATCTTTAATATCTTCATTTCTTGATTGTTTCACAACTTGATGTGTCCCAACGCTGGCAAGTCCTAAAAGTACTGCGTTAGTATCTTTAAATACCGCCCAACCTATAAGTCCCCCAAGTACTCCTAATACTTGAGGGATAAGCTCTGTTGGAAATGGTTTCCATTCTTTTAAAAACTTACCTAATAGGTTAAGTCCGAACACGATTAATGTTAATAAAATTGGTTGTAATTGTTCCATTTGTTTATCCTCCTATTTATGTATTGGTAAAGTTTTGAATCTGTTAAATAAGGTTTCAATCTTACCATTGCCACCGATTTCAGCGTAACTTTTATACAGGCCACTTAATTCTGACAAATCTTCGCTTGTTGTAAATCCACACTCTATCGCTTCACTAAATTCCTTATGTAATCTATATGACATAATGCTTTTATTAGAATTTCTGTTCTGAAGTCCAATTTGAGTTACTTCATCAACTTTATCTTGTGTATTCTTTATTTCCGTATTTACTCTATCGAGTTGCTTTTCTGTTCTATCTTGCGTACTTTTTACTTCCTTACTTAAATTTTCAAATTGCTCTGCTATTTGTTTATTACTATTGTCAAACCATATTTTAACTAATGGAATAATAGCTACGGTAAAAAGTTGCAATATAAATTGCAAAATATAGTTTGTCATTTAGACTACCCCCAAAAAAGAACACGCTATTCAGCGTGCTCTGTATTTTCTGTAGTTTCTTTAGGTACTTCACTTACTGTTGTTGGAGTGACTACCTCTTTTGGTACTTCTTCCACTTTAGGTTGTTCATTTACTGGAGCAACAACTTCTTTTGCTGCTTCCTCAATTGCTTTTAATTCAGCTTCTTTTTGCTTAAATTCCTCAACTGCTAACCTAACCATCTCACGTAAGTTTCCAAAATTAGGTACTTGCTCCAATGTTTCAACTTCTGTAATAACCATTCTCATGTGAGTTTGTACTAAATAATCGTCTTGTTTAAATTTTGCACGTTTTAAGCTAAATTTCATCTTAATTATCCCCCTCGCTGTGTGATATAGTGTTGCTACTTTCTCCGTTATTGTCATGTTCTTCTTCTCCTTCATCGTCTTGTGTTAATTGCTCCATGATTGTTTGAACAGTTTTAGTTATAGCTTCATCTAATTGTGATTTTGTGATATATCTGTTGTTGTCATCTTCTAACTGTTCTTTATTCTCAGTGCGTTCAAAAGTAATTTCTTTATACTTAGTTGGTTCAGCACTTGGCACCCACTCAGTCACACTTGTATGTTCTGCGATAACTTCGTATAATTTACCATCAAACTTAAATTTATCACCTACTGAATAATCTGTGTTAACTTCGTAACTGTCAAATGCGTTGATAATTTTATCTTTATTTGTTGATATTGTCTTAGGATCTAACACATCTAAAAGTAACGTCATTAGTACTTTATCGTTACCCTTATTCACCTTAGCGAATAGTTTAGTTAATACTTTCTCACGTTCTGCAACATCATCTTTATTACCTGCTAAAATTCCCACTTGCTTATTCAGATTTGCATATTCAGTAACTAGTGCTGGAGTTGCCTCACCTGTGTACATCTGAACTGCGATTTGCTTTCTAATTTCTTCTAAGATTTCTGCATCATTAGCAGTTGCAAATTTACCTGGCAATTCAACATTACCATTGAAATAAATTCCTCCTGTGTTCATATTGAAATATACGTTTACACTTTTGTATCCACCAGCAGTTGGATTAGGTTGTTTTACTGATATTTCTAATGCCATATTAGATTACCTCCTGTTTGTTTTTAATTTCATCTACTAATTCTTTCAAATCAGCATTTTTGTTAATTAGCTCCTCTAGTTTTCTCAACTCTACGTTTTCAGAATATAGTTGTTCGTAAGCTACTCTGTAATTAGCTAATTCTATTGTTTTTTGACTCAATTCTTGTGCTATTAAATCGATTGGTTGTAATTTGTTATCCATTTGTTAATTCCTCCAGTTTGTTTTTTAGTTCTTTATTTTGTTCTGATAATTCTTGAATAGCTTTTAATGCAATATTAATTAACCTTAGTGCATCTAACCCTAAATAAGTTTCATAATCTACAACTAAACTTTTATCAAGTTCTTGCAATTCTTGTGCTATCAATCCACATTTTGTATAAGGTCTTTCGTAACCAACTTCATCCTTATTCCAACCATGTTCTTTGAATTTTAATTTTCCAACAAATTCTATAGCATTAAATTCTGAATCTTTAATATCAGTCTTTAATTTTCGGTCTGAACCCCATTGGTCTACTTTGATGTTCCAAATATCAGAGTTGGAGTTGTCAGTGCTAAAGAATCGCATGAAACCACCCTCTTTATACCCTATGAATTTTACAGGAGCATGACTTGAAAACGGAGAACTATAGTCTAAATTTGTAAGAATAGGTTGTCCCTTAACAACAGACCCTAATATTCTTGATGAAAAACAAGCCATACCAGCAACTGTTAATAGTACTCTGTTAACTGCACTTGGTACAGTATTCCCTTGAGTAAAATCTGGGTCTTCATATATGAATAATCCTGGTGGCACTCCACTTTCTTTTGGTCCTACACCCTCTCCAGCAATTTGAAGTCCAATACCTCTTTTACTTCCAAAATTCTCAGGTGCGTTAATTTGTAAGCCTTTTTCGATAGGTTGTAAGAATCCATATTGACCTATTTTAATTTTAGATTGTCCAGATATTACAACACCATTTAAGGTATCTGTGTCAATTTGAGTAGACCTAATTTTAACTGCATTTAATTTGTTAATGAAAGCTTGTTGTGCCCAAAGTTTGTTGATAAAAGCATTATGCGTTAGTAAATTATGAATTAAACCATCATCTATTAACACATGCTTAGCTTTGACTGCGTTAGCAGCAATAATTTCTGAAGTGATACTTTCTGCCTTGTGGTGTCCAGTTTCTAAGGTATTAGTTTTAATTTGTCGACCTTCGATTGAACCATCTACGATTAATTCTGCTGATTTTTTCTTATAGATTTTAGCATTTTTAAAAGTAATATTTGTGAAATTACTTGATCCATTTTGCAACAATCCCAATTTATAACTTTTAACTTCTCCTGTTAATCCAGTTACTGTAAGTGTGCATTTTAAAGTATCATTAGTTGAATATTCATTACTTCCTACTATAACTGGGAATTTCCATGTGTAGCTACCTGTTTTATATTGTATTTCAATCGTAAAGTTAAGAGATTGTGTTAACCTACCATACCATGAACCTACCCCTTCAATGATAAATTGGTCTCCATTTTGTAATTTATCACCAGTGATTAACGGTGTTATCCATTTATCCCTACTATTAGAAATTACCGTTTCTCTAAACTCTGGTAATACTAAATTCTCATTACTTGGTGTGATAATCACCCTATCAGAAATGGCTTGTATACTTTCTGGACTAACTGATAGAATACTCGCTAGGTTTCTTCCATTAAAAACTTTGTTTGAACCAAAATCGATTCCATCAGCACCTATTCGAAGTTGTGAATGTTTAACAGTATCATTTAACGTACTGCTCACTGTATTTAAAGTTCCTGTAGTAGTTTGCTTCCATGAGTTTAACTCGTTGATGCTCTGCTGACTGTCTTCTGGGGCTGGTGTCCAGTCGGTAGCTATATCACCTTTTTCTAATTTGATATTATCAATATAAAAATTGATAAGTTGATTATTTTGAGTGTGTATCATCAATCTACATCTATTCATATCAGCACTAACTGTGAACGTTTTTGAAATACGTTTATACTTCCTAACTTCAAAATTTTGAGTTGCTAAGTCTAGTGTTTGCCATTGTTGTGAAACTATATCATTATCAACCACATAATGCATTCCTATAAATAAAATAGCATTTTGCGTTAATGCATCCTTACCTAAGTCCATAGAAACTGTTAATTTCTCGCCTTGTTTTGCTGTTAAACTGAATGGTATAGTCCCTAATCCTTTATAATCACCATTAGGTGTACCCCAAATATGTAAACCTCTACCGAAATTATCGATTGCGTGTCCCTTTTGCCAATTTAAACCACTATTATTTAATCTAGCCATTTCCCAGTTTTCAAGCTCTTTTGCAAAGTTAGAATTAAGTATATAGTTTCTACCACCTACACTAGTTGGAATACTATTTCTAACATTACTAATTTCTCGACTAAAACTATTAGCTGTTTCTTGAACCTTGTTTTCAACCGCAGAAGTTGTTGCATAACCTTTCTCATTAACCCAACTTTCAATGCTACGTCTTGCAGCAGTTAGTTGATTAGCTGTATTATTTTGTGCCCAAATTTGTAAGTTAGCAGTTCTTGCTCCATCTTGATTTTTGTAGTTTTCTAACGCTGTTAATTGGTTGGTTATACCTCTTGCACTTTCCGTGAATTTACTACTAAATTCTGTGTTTTTAACAAAATCATTATTATCTTCAGGAGCTGGTGTCCAGTCTGTTGCAACATTTCCTTTTTCAAGTTTAGGTAATCGGATATAAACTTTATCTCCATTGTTAAAATTAGCTGTAGGGTTGTAAAATACAAATGCAAAAACATTAGTAAACTTGTTAATAAATGTGTGAGATATTCGTTGCCATTCAGTTGTTATAGTTACTTGTTTTAAGCCATTAGTTTCAAAACCAACATTTCTTAACGTAACATTTCTACTAGCTTTAATATCGATTGACCATGTTAACGTCTCATTTTGAAATTGAGTTTTAACTAAATCTGTTAAATTAAAGTAAAAACCATAAGTATCACTACCTCCAATTTTGGTTAAAATTAAAGTATCTCCTTCTACTGATTTATCCCATTTATTCCAACTATAAAATCTTTTGTTGTTTAAATTCTTGCTATCAGTTATATAGTTTCTTCCACCAATACTAGTTGGAATACTATCCCTTACATTTCTTATAATTTCAGTTCTTTCACGGCTTAATTGACTGGCTGTATCTCTTTGAACCCATTGTTTCAATGTTTCAGTTCGTGTGCTGTCTTGATTTTTATATTCCTCAAGTGAAGTAATTTTGTTTGTTAGTCCATCTACACCTTTAGTAAATTCAGCCTTAACTGCATTTAAACTATCTTCATTTTTCTTCTTAACAGCAGTAAATTCTCTAGTAATGCTAGTTTCAAGTTCTGTAACCTTGCTAGTAGCACCGTTAACTAGTCCTCTAAGCTCTACTACTGTTGAATTACTAGAAATATCCTGCATGTTGTTAACTCGATCAGATAAAGCTTGAATTTGCTTAGTAGCTTCAACTCTATTCTTGCTTATCTCTAAGTTTGTAGCTTGGAATTGCCTGTTGTAGTTTTCTACTGTTGTTGATACTTGGTTTCTAATAGGTGCTAGTTTTTCGTCAAAAGCTTCACCCATTTTTCGGATTTTCTCCTCACTAGATAGCAATGCTTTTTCATAACCACCTTTAATCTTATCTTCAATAACTTTTGATTTTTCTTTGAAGAACCTGTCGTATGCTTCTTCCTGTTCAGCAATCAAAGTATTGATTCTAGCAACTACTGAATCATTTTGTGCTTGTAGTGATTCTAATTTAGCTGAAGTACTGTCTGTGAAGCTACTTCTACCATCTCCCACTTCTATCTCGTGATTTTCTTCAAGGATAACATCCCAAACTACCTTAACAACCTTAGCACTTTCATTCATGATTCCTAATTCACTGTAATAAACTTTCAATCTGTCGCATAAATCTATCTGTTCAAGCGCTGGGTTATCGAATACTCCTTCAACTTTTGATAAGTCTTGGTAGTTAATCTTTAAGTTAGTTTTTGGCACTCCTACATTATTACTTTTAATGTAGCTTTCCGCTTTACTTCTTAACTGCTCTACACTCTTAATATTTTCATCATTTGAAAAATCAACTTTTAAAATTCTTCTATGTGTGAATTTATTTAAGTGTATGCTGTCAAGTAGTATTTCTGGCAATGTTATTAATTGCTCCCTGTTGTTATCGTCAGTATATTTTTTAAATGGAAATACTGAAGTGTAAGTTTCAAGTATCGACTGCTCTTGTTCTAAATCTAACAAGTTTTTACCATAAGCAATGATGGTTGGGTTATCGATTCCCATGCTTTTATGGAGTGTAATATTTAAGTTATCAAACTCATATTCGCCACCCCAAACATCAAGAATTGAACCTGCTTTACCTCCCAATGCATCACGGGCGTTCTCAATATTTTCAACTTTCCATATTGTTGAATTTACTGTTGTTATATCTGAATTAACAAAGAATTCATCTCTACTATCCAACAAGTTATCTCTCCATGTCGATAGTGCCATCATAGCACTACCAGTGACTGATATATCTGGTCTGATGGCATTCATAGTAGTTTTAACTTGTGATATGTGCTGGCAGTAAATTTTAAATTCATTTTGTGTTTTAGTGATCTTTGAAATTACAAAACGTTGATTTTTCGTTCTGTAACCTGCGTCTGATTTTATATACATTCCCTCTTTGATTT